GAAACTCCGATTCCCTTGGGGTTGACACTGCTCTTCTTCACCCCGTTCAAACTCTATCTCAAGTCATCTCATGTTTGCAGCATTCAAGGCACTCGTGCCTAACTTCCATGCGTTCTCTGATGAAGATGAACGCTACAACCTTGGTGCTACTTGGACAGCAATGGATGGTCTACATGACTATCACAACATTGAATTCAAGTACGTTCGTAACTCTGAACGCCTAGCGCTCCAGGGTGATCCGCAACCTGATGGCAGCTTCAAGTACATCGAACCTTCTGGTCGTGTACACACCATGTCAGCTGAGCGTGTTGAGAAATTCATGACTCAAACTTCCAAGCAAGCCACCATCATGTGCGCCATGCTTGATAAGTTAAAAGAATATGAAACTCATCAAATGCCAGTGGACACCACGGCTTCTGCTGCCTAACATTTGCACGTTGAGCAGACACGGCTTTGGCAGGACACGTCAACTTGCCAAAGCTCTTTTTCTTTTTCACACTCATGCCTAGCAAACCAGCTCAGTACAAAGTCGGTGATCGTGTTGCCGAAAGACCAGTTGTAAAAATGCAGGTATGGAATGGCAAACCTGTTGACAGTAAGTTCTCGCAATGGCGAGTTGGAACTGTTGTTGCAATTAAAACCAAATTGAATAAGCGCAAAGCCAAAGAAAACTATTTGATGATCCAATGGGATTGTCTCGGCACCCCATCTGAACATGCTCAGTTCCGGATCTGCCACCTCGACAAACTAGAAGAACTCAGGAAAGGAGCAATCAATGCAGTCGGTTAATCACATCTGGTCAACCCAAGATGCAGAGAAGCTAATCGTAATGATGGCTCGTGTATCTAATCCAAAAGGCCAGCGTAAAAACGAAACAGCACCTAAGTTGCTTAGGTATTTGATTAAACATAAGCACTGGTCGCCATTTGAAATGGCGTCTATGTGTTTAGAAATTAATACCACCAGAGCAATTAGTCCTCAGGTATTAAGGCATCGTTCGTTTTCTTTTCAAGAATTCAGTCAACGGTATGCCAACACTGGTGAGATGGGTAGACCTTTAGTTCCTAAACTTCGGTCGCAAGACCATTCCAATCGTCAGAACTCAATCGATGACCTGCAGCAACGACTCGGTAAAACCAAGATCAGTGATTATCACCGAAGGATTTCCATCTTATTCGAAGAAGCAGAACATCTATACCAAGAAATGGTATCTGATGGTATTGCTAAAGAGTGCGCTCGGAGTATCCTACCTTTGGCTTGTCCTACGCGCCTTTACATGACAGGTACCTTGCGTAGTTGGCTTCATTACATCGACTTACGTACGGAAAGTGGTACGCAAAAAGAACATAGGGATATTGCTGAGCAATGCAAAGTTATCTTCCGCAAAAACTTTCCAGTAATTGCAGAAGCAATTTGGTGTGAAAGCTCTGAAGATCCTCGTAATGATGAAGACTACGATACTTACACTTACGGAACTGAACCTTTACCTAACGACACCACTTGGTCTAAGTGTAGTGAAAGTAAGTAATTAATAAGCATTAAAAAAGCTGGGTGATAAACCCAGCTATTAATTTATTTCTATCGTATTTAAACGATAGTTTCTTGGCCAACGTTCTTTTGAATATCACGTTGCAGTTCTTTATTCTGACGAATAAGACGGCGACGTTCGGATTCTAAGTAATGCAAGGTGGCACCATCCATAAGATGTTGCTCAACTTGATACTTGATTCCGCGATAAGTGCAGTTAGACATGCTCTTTCTCCCTAGAAAGCAGGCCCCCGTTCCCTGACCTGTAACGCATGCGCCCCAATGGGGTGAACGTGTATTCATTTTAACAGTTTGGCATCCGCTTGTACTACACAATGCGGTGTAAGTCCAAATCAATTCAACCTTCAAATCAACTATGGACCTCCTCAAATTTTCCAACGGCAACGGCAAGCTACGTGACCGTTTGATCTTTAATCTTCCAGCGGGTTATGCCTGTCCTAATGCTGGTGTGTGTCGTACCTTTGCTGATCGCAAGACTGGCACCATCCTTGATAACCCTACCTTTAATGGCACAACAGCTTCTGAGTTCAGATGCTTTGCTGCCATGTCAGAAACCAGGCCCAGTGTGCGTACTGCTCGTTGGCATAACATGGATCTGATTCGTCAGGCAACAGTTGCTAATGGCAACCAGGCTTTGAATATCCGTGACTTGATTGAGCTATCCCTAGCTTGTCAAAAACCTAAGAAACTAATTCGTATCCATGAATCAGGTGACTTCTGGCATGAAAACTATCTCAAAGCATGGGCGATGGTTGCTAGCTCTAGACCTAAACAAAAGTTTTACGCTTACACCAAGTCCTTAAACATGTGGTTAAATCTTAAGGATCAGTTGCCTTCTAATCTTTATCTCACTGCTTCTTATGGTGGCGTGTTAGATGACATGATTACAAAGTTCCCTGATGTATTCGTACGGTCTTCTCGTGTGGTATATAGCGAGCAAGAAGCTATTGATCTAGGACTAGAGATTGATCATGACGATAGTCATTGTCTTGGTGACAAACCATTTGCGTTGTTGGTCCATGGATCGCAACGTGCTGGATCAGATGCCGGTAAAGCCATCAGCCAACGCAAGAAGGAAGGTGGCTTTGTTGGGTATGGCAAAACACACACAAAGCAAGACTAAATAACTTGCAACGCAGCCAGAAGCAGGTACTTTAGTTTGTGTTTGTTTCTGGCTGTGTCTTACATTCTTGCCTGTTGGGAAAACAAAATTCCCTACGGAGTTAAAGCTGAACAGGATCATTTCACTCTTGTTAAGTTAGACTCTGTATCCAACGCTGACTCAGTCTTTAGTCATCCATATCGATCGGGTGCACAAAAAGTTCTGAACTGGATAAAAGAAAACAATGCCGAGCTTGCAAGTAAAGAATTCTCAATTCAAGATCGAGCCCGTTTCTACTGAAACGTGGCTTTGTTTTGACCTTGAGTCTGATGGTCTTTACGACTCAGTAACCAAAATTCATTGCATCGTTATTCATGATCTCAATGGAAACCAAACTTATAGTTACGGGCCTGATGCTATTAACGATGCTTTGTCTCATTTGGCTACCGCTGATGTATTGGTCGGTCACAACATTATTTTCTACGACCTTCCAGTTTTAGAAAAAATCTGTAACTTCCAACATCAAGCTCGTGTAATCGATACTCTTATTTGTACCAGGCTTATCTGGCCTAAAGAAATTCTTTTCGATCTCGATGAACAAAACTACCAATCAGTTCCAGGAAAACTCAGAGGATCCGCTTCACTTAAGGCATGGGGATACCGACTGGCAGATCACAAGATCGAGTTCAAAGATTTTGATTCGTTCTCACAAGAAATGCTTGATTACTGTGTCCAGGATGTCAGTGTCACAACAAAATTATTCTTTTTTATCGCGTATCAAAAATATCCTGAGCCGGCTTTATTGCTGGAGCATGAATTTGCGCGATGCATTAATCGACAGATTAGAGCTGGCATTCCATTTGATACTGATCAATGCATTAATCTCGTGGACAATTTACGAGCAAAAAAAGAGAAACTCGAAGAAGAATTAAAGAAAGTATTTCCTCCGCTTGTTAGGCAGGAAACATTTATACCTAAAGTAAATAACAGTAAGCGTGGTTATATAAAGGGTCAGCCTTTTATTAAGACAATTACAGAAGAGTTTAACCCTGGTAGCCGTCAACAAATTGTTGAACGACTCAAAGATAAATATGGCTGGGTTCCTAAAAACACAACCAATAAAGGTAATCCAATTCTTAACGATGAAGTTCTAGAAAAACTTCCTTATCCAGAAGCCAAAGTATTAGCTGAGTACATGCTCATCAAGAAACGTTTGGGTCAAATAGCTGATGGCAACAATGCTTGGCTAAAGCTAGTGAATAATGACACTGGCCGTATGCACGGTGATGTAGTTACTAATGGTTGTATCACTGGGCGTTGTAGTCATCGCTATCCCAACACTGCTCAAATTCCTGCTGGTTATTCACCTTACGGTAAAGAATGCCGTTCTTTATTTCATGCACCGTTAGGTTGGAACTTGATTGGAATTGATGCTAAAGCTTTAGAACTACGTTGCTTAGCTGGTTACTTAGCTATCTGGGACAATGGTGAATACGCCAAAGTAGTAGTTGATCCTGAGATTGATATTCATGTTTACAACCAAGAACGCTTTGGTGTTGAAACAAGAGATATTAGTAAACGACTTCTTTACGCTGTACTATATGGAGCTGGCTTTGTAAAAGCAGGTAGTATCGTTAACCCTGATGAAAAAGATACTGAAGAGTTAAAGCAGTTAGGTAACACAGCAATCAAATCTTTTATGGCTGGTGTACCAGCGCTTAAGAAACTTAAAGAACAAATTGAAGAAACGATTACTACTCGTGGTTACTTGATTGGTTTAGATCGTCGCATTCTTTATTGTCGTTCTGCATTTAAAGGGTTGAATGTTTTATTGCAATCAGCTGGTGCTTTGTTAATGAAACAAGTTGTGATTAATACCTATAAAAACATTACTAATAATTTGGGTTTAGTTCATGGTGAAGACTGGGAACAGTTATTAATGATCCACGATGAAATTCAAATTGCTTGTAGGCCTGAACACACTGACGCCATTCGTGAACAAGCTATGCTTGCTTTCCCAGAAGCACAGGAATTCTTTGGCTTTCGTTGTTTAATAGAAGGTGATTCACGGGTAGGATCCAACTGGTCTGAAACCCACTAAGTAATCGTCCTAAGTATGACGTTAAACTGCTGTTCTTTCTCTCTGAATCAAATGAACTTTGTTGCAATCTGTGCCCAAACAACTGAAGCTCCTCGTGTCGTGTACACAAGTGAGACGCAGACTGTGACGCGCTGCAAACTATTGATCCCTCCTGTTGGTAACAAAGCACCAACTCCTATCGAGTTGAATGTTTACAACAGGGATGCTCAAGAAGCTTTCAGGTCTCAAGTCAACCAAGCCAATCAACTTATTTACATCCATGGTGCCAAGTTGCGTCATGATCTAAATACCAGGGAACATTCTTTGCACGGTGGTTTAGTTACTGTCGTGACTGAAGATTTTCCTATCTTTAACACCGTCATCCTTGGTGGGCGTTGTATTAAAGACATGGATATTAATGATCCAAAGCAATGCAAAACCACTCCAGATGGTTTAATGATTGCTAATCAAACTTTGACTGTTAACACAGGGCGCCAACAAGCAGACCTGTTTAACTTCTACGCAATTAATCGCACTGAAGATCGGCTGCGTAATGCTGAATTAATTTGTAACTTTACTCGTAAAGGTGTTGGCTTGACCATCCAGGGCAAGCTAATTACTGATGCGTGGACTGATTCAAATAGCCAGCAACGTTCAATTACTAAAATCCAAATGTCAACCATGACACTTGGTCCTAAGCCGGATTCAATAGGTGCTAAACCTCCAGCTGAGTCTCCTCATCAAGCAGCGATTGCTACACCTGCACCTACTAATCAACCAATGCCTAGTCTTTGGGGTGGTAAGACTGCAGATAACAATGGTTTGCCTGATCTTCCTACTCACTTTGGATCACCAGTTCCTATGAGTTCTGACTCTGAAGCTCCTTTCTAGTTAAACTAATGCAGGCATTCTCTCTTGAGATGTAAGTCCTGCAGTTAACTCCGAACTTACCTTGATCTCTCTTCCTAACATGGCAAAGACTAAGTCCACTGCTCTTGCAAAGCGTAGTCTGGATTCATTCCAGATGTTCCAGTCCAAACAGTTTGTTTCTGGTTACCAGAACCTAGTAACAATTCAGCCTTTAAACAAATCCAAAACTCGTGGCTGGTTTATTCGTAAGTCTGATCTCGATGCTTGTGGTTGGACAGCAGTAGAAGATGACTTTGCTGTTGGCTCTGTTATTTGGGATTACAAACAAATCTTTGGTATGGCACCTAACACCAGTACCGAAGAAGGTTTGAACTTCACTGCACCCAGGCTGCAGATTCTGTTGCGTTCTCCGCTGATGGTTGAAGAAACCGGAGGCATGCGTCAAACCATTGGCACATTTGAGAACGAAGATATCAAAGCTCTTTGGGATGAAGACAAAGAGAAAGCTGATCTTGCTAACAGCAAAGGTGAGATGTACAAGCGTCAGTACTCAGTTCGTACTAAGTATCTGATCTACATCCTGACGAAAGATAACAAGCGGGCTCACAAGACTCCGATTGTTCTTACCGTCAAAGGATTGAACGGCACTGATCTTTCTGAAAAGGTAAAACTTTTTGAAAAGGAAATGTCTAAGTGTTTGTCAAAAGCACTGGATGCTGAGGTACCACTGCAATTCAACGAGAAGTTCCATGCCACCACGGTCTTCTGCCCCGTTCTCGCTAACGAGATGCGCGGAGCAAACAACGTTGAGATTTGTGCTGTCGAATCGTTCGACATTCCTGATTACAGCACCAACGAAGATGCCGTTGCATCTCTTGACACACTTACAATCCCTGATGAGGATCGAGAATCAACTTGGAAATTCCAAGACATGTTCGAAGATTACATCAACATCCACTCCCAGCAAGACGCAAAGCGACTGAAGGGGGCTTACGGAATGGCAGAAGGAGTTAACATACTCCCTGCTAACCGCACTGTTGATGCTGTTGCAGTAGAAGCTTTGCCTTCTCGCAATAACGATACAGGTGAAGACGCTAGTCTTTGATTAAGATCTTGAATCTAAATCAGTAAAGCAAAGGACGACAAATAACAGTAGGAAACCAAGGAACACTGCGGCTCCTATTGTTGCTAAATAAATCATTATTTGTTGTCGTCCTTGTTTTCTTCTGTAAAGTTCTTGGCGATAAATAATTCTAGGAAGCAAAATAAACTTATTGCTCCTAGTAATATCACTATCGTCATTCAGACGGATAAGGATTGGGCCTTCTTAGTTTAGCCTCCCAGTCCTTATCTACTGGGTTATCATCACCCTCAGTGAAGGCAGATTGCAATCCTTTCGTTAGGATTTCAAGATTATCTTTTACTAATCCTTTGATGGCAACCTGACGAGTTGTAGCGATCTTTACTAATAAGGTCGCTACTTCTTTTACTTCTTGAAGTGAATCGCAGTTCTCGATATATCTAAACATCTTTTCTTGCCAGAAAAAATCTTCTGGACTGTGTTCTAGCTTTAACATTGACTCTATTTAATTTCTCTCAGTCTACTCAAATGAATCAAGAAACTAAAGCAGGCTTGAAAGCAGCGTCAGCTACTGCTTTACTGGGTGGTGCTGTACTCATGACAATTGGTAACCCAGTAGCCTGGTGTGCCCTTGCTGTTGCTACAGTCCAAATAGGTAAGGCAGCTTACCAAAACTCCAAGCACGGACAGAAGCAGCTTCATGCTGACCAAGATCGTGTAATCTAACTCAACTTTTTTTTAATCAATGGCACCAACACTTCAGCTCAACACAGCTCAATCGCTGATTTACTCCCGATCAAATATCAAGAGGGCTTTTAATGACTTTGACGAAAGCGGTATCACTGGCATTTATCGTCGTAGTGACCACTTGCTTGTGGTACGGAACGATGGAACAGAACAGTCCTATCCGATCGAACCAGTCGTTCAAGCCTTCCAAACTTTCACTGGACGCCTCAAGCATTTCTTCTCCTACCTCGGCCCCAATTTTCGTGGACCCAGCCTTTGGAGGAACAACGCTTACATCCTGTACAAAGGTTGGGCGTACGCAAATGCCCACGGAGTTAAAACTGCTAATGTCCAGCTTCAGCACCACTGGGCCGATCGATTTATTCATCTGCAATCAATCGATCAACTGAAAGCTGTACTGCAGTCAGATCAAACTGATCTAGGCCATATCATTGCGCCTGATGGTTTGCATTCTCCTGAACCAGAAGTTGATCTCAATTCTGATTTTAATACAGAAGAAGTTACTTCAGAGCACCAGGCGCAGCCATGGTGTTCGTGTGGTTCATTCCAACGTCAACTCACTCATTTGGATGAGTTCCAGGCTGAGATTCCAGGTTACAAGCCAACTTGTATCCACCTCACCTGGTTCAACAAGTACCGTGAGTTCCTGGTCAAACGATCAGAAGTGCGTAGTGCTGTATCAACACCTGATAAATGTGTTGCCTGGTGGTACGCACCGCCAGAACTAGGTAAGCCTCATGGTCGTTTTATGTTGCTCCATACGCTTTCGGGTGCCCAAGCACCTTTGAGCCACTGGCGCAACTACAAACCCAAGGAGGTTTTCACTGAAGAGCATGTTTGGGATTTATTC